GTAATCGATGGGAATTGATTGCGCCTAACCACCGATCGCATGATTCAGCATATATCGCCCCATCCATATCTGTAATGGGAATTCCAGCAGGAACTAACCGACTTGCGACGGCTTGTGCAGTCCTTTTGGAATAAGCGACAGTCTGAACATTATATTTTCTAACATACGGAGCAATATCGTTTGCAACTGCTAAATCATTGATTGAATAATCATTTGACCAAGTATGAAGTAAAACTAAATTAAATCTTTCACCCGATAATTTTTGAGTTGCTACTAAAGCTGCAAATTTACGATCCGGACTAAGATCAAGTCCAAACCAAGTAGGTTTTTCAGGATCTAGTGGAATTGGATCAACTTTACACATTTCCCATTTTTGGGCATCAATAGCTGAATTAATTGTATCTACCCATTGGCATAAAACTTCAGTTCGCACAATATCAGGCGGATCATTAATAACTGCTTTTATGTTATCCGGATGGATTGTTATACCCAACGAAGGATTGGCTTGAGCAAATGCTGGCCAGTTGATTTCACCCGACGGAAGGGTAATTGGTGCATCAGGCTCGGCACTCCACTCAAACCAACCGATCGTATCGGAAGGGTTCACGCTGGCTGCGATAGCGCGTTCCCGAAGTTTGTTTAGGATTACTGAATGTTGATCTCCAGCGTTTGAATAAATCCACACTTGCGGATTTTTTGAAGCCATCATGGTATAGCGCATAGATGACCAAGCATCCTCATCTTTATATTCGCGTAACTCATCTAAATGAATACTGGATGGCGCTGAAATTCCTCGGCTTGCATTATTAGCTGCTTTTACCACAAAGCGCCGACCGCCTTTTAATTCCATTTCCTCAGCTCCATGTTGCCATCTAATCTTTTTTACTTCACTTGCCAATTTATCGTTTGACTCAATAATCGAAACCATCTGTCTAAAGGTTTCCAAAGATGTAGTTAATCTATGAGCTGATGATAGCTGTAAGTTTTCGCCCCATACAAACATGCCAGTCAAAACCCTAAGCATCATAAAGGTGGACTTTCCAGACTGCCTTGCAATTACCAGCCCACACTCTGAGTGGTAGTATCGCCCGTCTGGCTTGACCTTATGACCATGAATAGCCACGAATTCCTGCCACGGCATCAACGGCATACCGATTTCCTTAGCAAACTCAACCATTTCATGACCTTTAGACGGCAAATCATTCAATTGTGAGTGAATACGCGGAGTTTGCACACCTCCTATTGTCGATCCATCGTGATCTAATAAGATCTCTCCCGTTTTAAGATTAATCAAAACGATCCGGTCTGATCGTGGGCGATCGAAGTGTTTTGTGGGTTAGAAAAGGAAAGGGGGGTCGGTGGTTTCCTCGTGCTCACAAAAAAACGCCCACCCTTCCAATAATTACACTTACGACAAGCTGCAACTAAATTATCATCATTGTCATCACCATTTAATCGTCTAGGTATGACATGATCTACTGTATCTGCATACTGTCCACAATAGAAGCAAGTCCAATCATCTCGTTTAAGTATTCTTGGTTTGATCTTGTCATTCCATCGTCTAGTTCCTATTGCAGACTTAGACATCAATACCATCCTTTAAGCTTATGGTGTGCGAGCGCTGTGCAAGCACATCCATTGTATCTATGATTAATGTATTTAAGTCCTTGATCTATCTGTTTAATAGGATCTTTCTCTTTAGACTTAAGCACTTGAAATAGACCATAAGCTGTTGATCTTGGATTGTTTGCTTTTGGATTCCATCTACTTTCTTTAAATACTATTTCATCTAAACAGTAAAACTGTTCAAAATTGTAATTCATCTTATGAAATGTAATTTGCTTTAATGTATTAACCTTTAGTTCTTGAGATTGTGCTATATCAAATGCAAAGGTTTGTAAAACAAACATAGCTCCCCCGACTAGCCAGCACCTCGCGAGCTGAGCCTTCCGGGCTCGCGTTTTTGCCTTTGGGGCAAATACTTGCCTAGAGCGTATCATATTAAAGCAACCTCTCTTAGCCTAGATTGTCTATACCATCTCACTATGTGGACAGTGATTTACATCACATATATCTTGCAACTGTATCTGTAATCATCCTGTTCAAGCCAAGTATCTGAATAACCTGCCTCACTCATTTAGATTTACCAGCCCATCCATCGCCCTTAAATATCAATCCCACAGCTGAAAACATTCTAACCATCGGGATCTTGCATTTAGGGCAAGTCATACCACCATCATCCTCTTTATAGGTTCGGTGGACTGATCCGTAAGTGCCGCATTCTTGGCATCCATACTCATACGTTGGCATCATTTTCTCCAATCAATAGACAAGTATGACAGTCCAGACCACTAAACTGCCATGACCCACAAATGTTACATCGGCTAACTGCATTATCGGCTTGGCGCTTGAGTATCTGCTCAGCATCGTTTTTAATGCCTACACAACCGCAATCTCGGCATTGGTAGAGCGAGTGCCCAACCGGCTTATCTTTCCATTCAATCTCAATAAACTCAGTTGGTCGCTTGCAACCATTACACTTAAACTGGGTCACGATTTATCAGCTCATGGCATCTAAAACATGTGCCATCCTTAAATACACGATCATCACCACAAGCTTCACATTTAATAATTGATTTAACTAAATGTGCGCCATTGTCATCTAATTCGACAGTCCAACCGCTGCCATCTATAAACGCTATGTATCCCACTATTCCACCCCCTCAAAATACCAAGATCCTTTTGCTGTCATCTTTGCCCATTTGGCATGGTCTTTATTAGATCCTTTGCAAACATAGCCATAGTAAGGCTTACCGCCTTTAGATACACCTTGTTTTAATATATGCCCATGCTCGCAAGCAGGCGGTTCTTTTGGTGTTGCACCAACCGCATCAACAGCATCAGCGGTAGTCCATTGTTGCGGATCATCTTGTTTATTCTCAACTGCAAAAGAAGCTCTTAATGCATCCTCAACAGCTGCTGATCTAGAGCCAGGAGATCCGTAACGCCTTTGCTCTAATTTCTTTTCATATTGATTTGGCTCTGATTTAACTACCTTAGCCATTTCCTCTCTTGAAGCGCGTTTGCCTTTAGCTGCGAAACCAGCATTTGCGAGCGCACGACCGATCGCTGAAGTCTCACAATTCTCCAATGCAGAAGTGCTATTAACACCCTTTTCCGTAATGATTTCAAAAGCAAGACCAGTCGAGCACGGCTTCGGATCAGCCTCAGTTTTGAATAACTTGGCGAATACAATGAACCGCTTGTCATTCGCTTCAATAAGTTCAGTCTCGATACGATTATCAGGGTATTTCTCATGCCATTTTTCCAATCTCGATTCTACTGTTTCGTAATCTGCTAAATTAAACATTATTCCTTCCATTCAAAATCATTGTCTTGGACTGCTTCGAGCACTGTCCGATAGATAGATCCATAGGCGATAAAGTCTTTAACTGAATCGTAGTGATCTGGAGATTCAGTAAGCCTAGAAACCTTGACCAACGCCATACATAAAGCAGCTTGGTGTGGTGTGATTGGGAAATCAAGATATGCACTCCATAGTTGAGCGATTCTTTTGTGGTTGTAGTATGGGTGTCCATAGATACGACCGCGGTCTTGGATTGTAGTAATGACCTCATTTAGCAAATCCTCAGTTTTTGTCATAATCAAAGACCTGCTCAACTTTAAGTTTTTGCAATTTAGCCTGGTGATCTATGCAAGATTTCCAACCCGCTGCTCGACCGGCATAATAGCCGTTATCGTAAATTTCCTCTTTGCGGTGTTCATCCCAGAAATATAAAGCTGCTCCAATTAAACAGCCTATAATAAATCCGTATCCTACGATTTCCATTTGTTGCTCCCGTTCCGCAAATCATTCGTTTGCGTTGGGATTAGTATGACCCTATTTACTGACGGCGCAAGGCTCTTTTGGCGTGTCGTTTATAACGATTAGATAACGCTAATATCCTCAAGATCGTCGATATGGTCATCAATCGTGCGTTCGTGATAATCGGTTTCACGACCCATATGATTTCCTGTTATAAGTAAAGCTGCCATCTTTGTTTATTGGGATCAGCGTAGGGGTCATATTCTTGCCATTCCACTCAAGCACAGCGATGCCCATTTGCCAATTAGCCAAGCCTTTTGTGTAACTGGCTTTGGCGCGGTTCATAAGGTTGCCTACCTCAAGCCCGTAAAGGGGTCTATAAGCCCCGTAGAGCCCCTCAGAATAGGCTGACATACCTAGCCTATGGGTGTGCCCACAAACAACGCTCTTACCGGCCTTTTTGGCAAGATTTAGGGCAGTCTGTCCGGCGTTAGGATTCATGTTGCCTTCATCGCCATGAGCCAAGATCCAGCCCTTTTCAAATTCGTAGAATTGCTTATGGAAAGTTATGCCTAAAGAATCAAAATCCATAAACTTGGCATATTGCAACTCAGGCAGGCTAATTAAGCCAGGTACTTTTAATAAAGTGTTATATAAGCGATCAGTATGATTACTGCGGATAATATGAGCTTCTCGGCTGTGCTCTGTGAGAGCCCAAAGGATTTCTTGAGTAGAACTGCGATCATCGTCCAAAGTTTGTTGATAAGCCAAAGGTGTTTTCTCAGCCCATCGGCTAATTGTTTGAAAATCGATTTCATCGCCAACGCAAAGGACACTATCAAATCTCTCCCT